CCGAGGTACAGCAGGATTGGTTATTTCAGTTGTTATAATATCTGTTATGCCTCCAGCAAAAGTGACCGCTGCCGTTTCTCCAGTCGCAATCGCTGCGGTGTCCCAATCTTCACTAGCCGTACAAGTAACCGCCGCTACTGATATGCCGGCAACGGTTGTTAACGTTCGTATAGCCGCCTCAATTAATGTAGCTGTATTATTTGCGGCCGTTGTGTTTGCAAGCGAAATATTAATCGTTCCGGTCGCTTCTGTTTTAGATACTGCCAGGGTGTTATTTGCTGCCGTTGTCAATAATACTTTTAATCCGTTCGGAGTGTTTCCAAGCGACTTTGGGAAAGCAATTGTTAATATGTCCGTCGCTGCGGATGCTGCTTTTACAACCGCCGATGAAGCAACCGCAGCCGCCGAGCTTGAAAACGCGGCGTGAATCCCGTCTGCGTCTGCCGCCGGAGCCTTTGGTATGTTGATGTGCGCTAAAAAGGCGCGGTCCACGCTCACGCCTTTAGAATTTGTTTGAATTGTTTGACCTTTTTTAAAATTATAAGGATACATTTTTACACCTTGCATAAGTAGTTGTGAAAAAAAATCACAGAATAACCCTTATGCGCCTTTCTTTATAATTAATACGCCTTTAGCGTCAAGCAATTTTCCGTCAGCAATCAATATCGCTTTATTCACATATTGATTTAAATCTTGATCCAACCATCTGTATGTCGCCATTTGCATGTTTGAGTTAAACGCATAGTCCGATAATCTCATATATATTCCGACAACATCACCCACTCCCGCTGTGTCATAATCAGCTACAATATCATCTTCTACCAAAATCACTTCTTTTCCTCCAAAACGCTCCTGAGAACCTTCGGTAATTCCGTAATTCGTACGCCCAATAGGTTGACCATTAGCATCTACCATTCCATCAACATACCCCTCAAATGTTCCGGCCGCCATGATGAAAGATCCGCCAGCGCGATATGACAAGGGTATTTTTGCGAACACTTGTTTTTTCCACGCATCCCAAGACCCGAAATCCGCGCTGGTAATTGTTATTTTTTGTCCGGCAACAACGCGCGGATCAATTGTCACGCCCAAAGGTGACGCAGTTCCAGCCCCTTTTACAATTGACGTATCAATTGCTTTTAACATCGCCTCAGCAATTAATGTGACCATGGCGCCTTCGAACGATGGCAAGGTTGTTTCATTTGCCAGTAGCGAAGTTGCTATTTTGCACTCCAAACCGTAATACAGGAACGAAACAGATGTGTTCATTTCAACGTTCTGTCTGCTCGATGGTACAGCCTCTGTGATCCAAGTTGCCGTTGGGATTAGAGACAAGATTGGCACATTGACGCCGCCCTTGACATTAAGTTTTCTGACACGGCTGTAAAGTTGACCATATGTCTTAATTTCTCTAATAATCTCTTCCAGTATTGTAGTAGGGATAAGGGCCGCCGCTTCGGTAATGGTTGTAAATGTATCAATGTTAAATTTTGCCGGAATAGGCGTTCCTCTTAACACATTTTCCATATACGCCCGCCTATATTCGATGCTTGCATACTTATCTTCAAAAATTGGGGCCTCGATTAATGGTCTTTCGATTTTGTCGATAACCATATCAGATATGCCGCTCATGTTTATTAACGGCGCTTGCACGGCCTGAATATTGTTAGTTAACGCATTGAGATTCGCCTGCTCTTTCCCAATTAGTTCAAAAGCATCATCAAGTGCCATAACTTCCGCCTGTTTCTCTTTACTTCCCCCTAAATCCCCTTTATTTAGTAATTCCTGTGCCGAATCAATCAATACCTTCCGCTGTGCCTCATATTCTTTTCGTGTCATTTTGTCTCTCCTTTTAGTTTCAATAAATTTATTTTTTGTTGCTCCACGTCAAAAATCAACCGCCGGGTTTCGCCCTCTGATTGATTTTTAATCACACCTTTAATTTTATTAATCATTTCCGGCGGCAAGATACCACCGCTACTCGATGCCACCATCAAGCTTTGTTCTGGTTCCATAATACCATCAACCAATTTTAATTCAACCGCCCGGTTAGCATTAATCCACGTTTCTTTGTTCATCATTGCCAACACTTCTTTTTCGCTCATCCCCGACTTCTTAACATAGGCAGCCGCCATTGATTTATTAGCTTCTTGTAATATTCCGCTGGCTTTGTCCATTTCGCGATAATCGCCGCCAACGACGCTCTGAACATTATGAATCATCATCATGGCCGTCGGGGAAATCATCGAATGCCCAGCCATGGCAATTACAGACGCCGAACTTGCCGCCAATCCAATAATATAAATATCAACGCCGTACTTATAACCTCTCAACTCAGTATAGATATTACTGCCGGCATGTATCTCCCCGCCGGGACTGTCAATATATACTTCTAAATTTTCCATCTTTGCTTTTTCAATAGCCGCTGTAATATCTATTGGTGCCGTGGATTCCAAGCCAAGGTAATCGTAAACTTCTTTATAATCATTTGGGATAATTGTTCCCTTTATATTAATTCTCACACTCCATCACCCCCCCTAACTCATCCGGTCTTACCGCGTTATCATCAACATAAACATCAGCTGATATTTTTCGGGTATCACTCCCATATCTATCAATAACTTCTTGCAAGTTTTCGTTAATGCTGTCAAAAACAATCCCTTGTCCGCCGCACCAGGCAACCGCTTCATCCAGCAGATCACCAACCCGGCACGTCCATAACACAATCTTGTTCCCATCGGCCTGCAATTGCAAAACATGGTTAATGACCTCTTTCTTCGCATATCCAATTTTAGGATACAGATTTTCACATAATACCCCATCGAAATCAACAGCATAAACTCTGCTGTTTTGGTTGAACATATTATTTTTATGCAATTGACTTCTTTTATTCTCCGTTCCAGTAGTCGGCTCTGCTTCTTTGACTGTTATTGTGTCTAGCCGTCTCAACGGCTCATCTCCGCCTGGAACAGGCGCCATATTGAGAACGGAACGCCATTCGTTTGGCGTCATAGCCCCGCGGTCTACCATCGCTTGAAGCGCTAACTTTGTGCCGATGCTCGCACAAGCCAAATTACTAGCCTCAAACACAATGTAGTTACCAAAACCGCGCTCTTTTCTACTGAATAATTTTCTCGTATACTCCCCCTTTAATTGTAAGGCGATTGGTTCAATTCGCGCCTCATAATATGAGTTCCACTCATTTTCGTTATAGTTCGACTGTACAATCTTCAAATTTGTGTTAAAAAACGAATAGATTCGCTGGGTTGCCCGATCCATTTGAGCGGCATTTGGAACATAGTCATGCGGTTCAACCCGAATCGCTTCGGCTTTGCTGTCAACGGCCGCAACGCCGATCGAAGTAGATTCCATACTCAAATAGTTGTCTGCAAAATCTTTTGCACTCTGCTTCAAGTCTTCTGGTCTCATCCCGGTTGCATATTTTAACAACCACTGAATTACGCTTGAGTTTTTTATTGCATTGACAATACCTTGATCGGTCGTTGTCACCACCGACATTAATTGCGTCAATGCTATTCCCGGTTCATCTCCAAATATATCATTGTTGTTAAAATCGCGTCGCAAGTGAATAACATCAGAGTACGGGAACGTAAAATTTTTTCCATTATTAAAATAAAACTTAAGGGACAATGTTGCATCTTCCCCGTAAATAGCTTCCACCATCGCTGTCGGAATGGGGTATATTTCAACAGGGTAGCCAAAGTTATCGCGCATAATTACAGCAAAAGCATTATTATTTAATGCTAATTGTGCCGCCAACTTTTGCTGCATGACTTGACCGGTCATGTGCGGATTTGGCTCTTCTAATAGAAAACGCATGTATGCTTCCGGGTTGACCCTAATGTCATTTGAGCCGTCTTTTTTTATTGTTTCTCTTACATGTTTCCCCAACAATTTCCCCACGGCCTCAACTTCCGGCCGTATGCACGCCCGAACAATGTCTGATTGATACAGCTTGCCCTCCCATGCATAAAATCCGTTTCCTTTATCGGTGATCATTTTGAACCGCGTTTCGCTTGGGGATTTGTTAAATAACCGACTGATACTTTTAAATAATCCGATATGAACCACCTCCTTCTTTTATTTGTTACAATGCTCGTTTAGCGTCTTTCGCCCGACTTGGCACGTCCGTCCTCTTCCGATTTTTAACAATTAAAAACGCCTCAAAGGCGTCAAATTAAATCATACTCATGTATTCTTCAAAGTTTCGTTCATATACAACAAAAGCATCAAGCGCACTTGCCACTCCATCAATTCTTTTTCTCGAATTGCTTGTTTTGCATAATGAAATATTGTCGTTTCTATCAACGTCGATAGCAGCATTAGTCAAGTTCCATTTTAGGATACTGTTGTTGTTATAATTTATTTTTTAGGCCTTTAATTAGGG